ATTGTTAACATAAATTCTCAAGATATCTCAGGTTTGATACCTATAAAATTTTTTAAACAACATAAAATTATGGCGAACAATTTTATTAATGGTGATAAAATAAAGGTTATGTTTGATTCTATTTCTGATGATAAAATTGTATTTAAATTGCCACCGCGATAACATTAAATTTAAGAATTAAAAGGGAGCCACAGTGCTCCCTTTTTTATTGAATATATAAAATAAAGAATAAATATGAGAGCTAAACTTGTTAATGATGAGAATTTAAATACCCAAGTAGGAAAATATCTTGAGAATAAACGAGAATTAGTTAGTAAAATCTTAGATTATGACTCTAGCCTTAATTTAGATTATCTTAAAACTTTATCTCTTAAACAGTTACAAGAAATTATGCGTGACTACAAAGATTAACAATTAACCACGAAGAAAAAATAAAGAATAATTATGAGTAAACCTAAAAGTTATAGTATTTTAGAAGTTTTGAATTTTTCAGATGTAGGACTTGTATTCGAATTTTACAGTACAAAAGAATCAAAATTTATAATTCAAGATTTATCGCGATGTACTGTTAAAAACGTAGTCCTTACGAATGAAGCAACATATTCTCCATCATATATGAATGCAATTCTTGTGAAAGAATACGAAGCGCCTAAATCCCGATATCAACTTCATATTGCTCCAGAAAATTATCATTCATTACTTCCAATAGTCGACTCAGTCACTCAATGGTTATCAGAGAGTGCTGAAACGACTTACGATACTATGATGAAGGTTATATTATCCTTTAATCATCGTAATCTACAAACGCTCCAGACGATTTCGGGAATGAACCCTAGACGGTTAATGTTGAAATTTGACGAGAATTATGTTTATGAGAGATTTCCAGAACAAAAGAATTCTCCCTACGCGCTATCTATAAAAACAATGTCGCCTGTAAATACATACGTGAATGAATCAGAAATTGAAAAAAATATTAACAAAATTTTAACAACTCCACAAGCAAATTATTATGGGATTGACTTTACAAATTACACAAGAGGAATACTTGAATGTAATTATATTGGGGGAAAAGAATATCCAAATAAACCTAAAGAAATAAAAGACATAATTGAATATTTTATTATTAAAGCATATCAAAGTTTAAATGAAGAAGATTATACACAATTTGAATTGAACGAAATAGAAAAAATAGGAACGACATTCAGTTCAATTCAACAAGCATATTATGACCCGATGATATTTTTAAAGGAATTTAAAGATATAAAAGTTTATATTGACTTAAAAACTTCAGAACAAACAATTAAAACTTATTGGTCAAATATTCGTAAACCGTTGTTCGAAATGATATTAAATGGAGGATTAAGAAAAGGCCAAGTTAATTATGATGCACAAATTGGAAGATTTCAATTAAGAAATGCACAAATCGGCGGAACTTTACTAAAAAATATGGATTTTGTTAAATGCGAAATGAGAGGAGTAATGGAAAAATGCAATTTTATTACTTGTAAAATCTCAAAATCAAGAATCATAAATTCAAAATTCATATCGGGAAATGAAGTTATAGGGTCTTATCTTGAAGGCGCAAGCTTAAATCAAAACAATGATTTAACAAAATGTTATGTTATAAATAATGAAGAAATTGTAAATTGCAGAGTAAACGAAAGTATCATAAAATTTGCAATACCTGGGAAAAATATGAAAATAGATGAACAAAGTACATTAGTAACAAAACAAATGCCCTTACCAATGAAAACAGACGCTGTTCAAGTAGAAGAGATTCGAGATTATAGCTTCATAAAGAAGATGCGTCAAACAGAGGATTTAGGATTTCAGAATAAATTTGACAGAAATAATTACATAAAACATAATAACACTTATCATGCAAGACTATCTTAATTTTGTTTATATTATAACAAATAAAGCAAATGAAAAACAATATATCGGAGATCATAGTACAAATAATGTAAATGATAATTACATGGGAAGTGGCGTGTATTTAAAAAGGGCAATTAAAAAGGAAGGAAAAGAAAATTTCAAACGTGAAATTTTAGAATTTTTTTCAACTAAACAAGAAGCTTTTCATGCTCAAGAAAAATACATAATAAAATTTAATACTTTAACTCCAAATGGATATAATATAAGTCCTAAAGGAGGTCATGGAGTTTCAGGATCTTATCTTAACGAAGAAACTAAAGAAAAGATACGAAAAACTCTTCAAGGAGTTAAACATAATAAAGAAAGATGTGAAAAAAACCGCTTATCTCATATAGGTATAAAATATTCTCAAGAAAGATGTGAAAAACAACGTCAATCTATGAAAGGAAAGAATAAAGGGAAAATCATGTCTGAAGAACAAAAAGAAAAATTAAGACTAGCTAATCTTGGAAAAACCCACAAAGAAGAAACAAAAAGAAAAATGAGTGAATCCCATAAAGGAATAATATTTTCGGAGGAACATTTAAAAAATATAAAAATTTCGAGTAAAAATCGTCCAAAAATTATATGCAAATATTGTGGAGTAAAAATGAATGAAGCTATGTATAAAAGATGGGACCATGAAAATAAATGCAAAATGAATCAAAAAAAATTATGAAATTAGTTAAAGAATCAATAAACGAAAGTATTGATGAAATATTAAAAATTTCTGATTTAGCAGAAATTGCATCAAGATCAGGAAATGATTATGAAACACTATTAAGTGTATTTCAAGATATGTTTAGAGATGAAGGAGATGAAGGCGTAATAATAATGTTTAAATCAGCGACTGATCTTGACTTAGAAAAAATGGGTCGTGGACACTATATGATAAAATATTAAAAAATATGACAAGAATACAAAAATTTTTGTTTATAAAATAAAAGAAAAAGTATGACTAGAAATGAATTAATAAGTGAAGTAAGTAACGAAATAACAGCTTCTTGCGCAATTCCATTTACGCCACCCCCAAAAGAAATTAGTCGTATTATTGATTTGGAAGCGTCATATTTATTTCGCGAATATCGTGATGCTGTTCAACAAGCGTATTATGTACTTGACAAAAAATATTATTATACTGATGAATGGAAAACAACCAGAACTTTTCAGTTGCCTTCTTGTGTTATGGCAATCAAACAAATTTTTGAAATGACATCAGGACAAAGAACTTTTGGTATTAATGATCCAGATATGAGTTTTGATAGATTGATGGCAGCTGATCTTTATTTAACTCCACTTTCATCAGATCAAATCACATACAGGACGATTCAATGGAGTTTCTGGGATTTAGCAAAACAATTCAACTTAAAAGATATTCAACACGGATTCAATATTAATACAAAAAGATTAATCATTACAGGTAGAGATCCATCAGAATCATTATGGATTAACACATTAAATAAAATTGCAAAAGAAGATTTGTATGATGACCCTGTTTTTATTAAGTGGGTAATCGCAAGAGCAAAAATGCAATTAGCAAGAATTCTTGGAACTTTTGATTATAGTCTTATCGGAAACATAAAAATCAATTATGCTGATATAAAAACAGAGGGAAAAGAAGAATTAGAAGAATTAAAAGAAAAAATCAAAAGCGATAGCCCAGCAGATTGGTTTATTATGATGGCTTAAAATTATTTAGACATGAACGAATATTATCCAAAACTTAACGAATCACCTGACTCTTTTTATTTTAATAATGATTGGAATTATTATAATGAAGCAAAATCGAATGCTAGACCATTTGTTGGTGTAATGGATGAAATCACCAAAAAAATCATTGATGTTAATGTAGGTTCTGTCGGTGCTGAACATGCCGACAATAAAATAACTACATCAAAGTCAACTATTCCGGGTTTAATACACGTATATCCTGGGAGATTGTTCTTTACAGCAAAAGTTATATCATTTTGGACATATCCTAATAATGAAGAACTCGAAGATATAATTAAAATTTTAGAAAAAAAGTTAAAAGGCAAATTCGCTAAAATTTTTGAAAATGGATGGACTATAGAAACATATAAAATATTAAAAAAAGGATCGAAAAGCTACTATGGCGATGATCAAAATCAACAAAATCAACAAGATAAAATATTTGTACCGATTGATGAGTATGTAGAAAGAAAAATGCAATCTGCTAATGCACCTGAAGATGAAAGACAACAACACTTATTATCTCCATTGCTTAAAAAGAAAAAAGAAGTACCTTATGGATATGGGTCAAAAAATCCGAAATATCAAGATAAAAGAAAATGGCAAATGGCAAGCTTAACTGATGAGGGACAAAAAGAAGAGTTTTACCCAAAGATGAATGAAACACCTAATGCTATTTCACTGAAAAATTTAACAGGGGAAGATAAAGTATCTGAGTATGATGAAGAAATAGCATATGCGTTTTCTTATAATTCTAATATGGATTTTTTGGAAATAGAAAGAGGTAAGACACATGGCATGTGGTGTTCTGGAAGAGGTAGATGCTCAGGCCGCTTATTTTGTAAACATAAAGTAATTACCTTTTGGCAATTTCCAAAAAATAAAACAGAATTAAATAAACTTTTAAATGATATAGAAGAAAGAACAGGAATCGACATCATCAGTGATGCTGAATGGAAAATTGAAATGCCGATAAATAAAGAATTTGAAAAAGCTCTTAATGTAGATTCCAATATTGCTGTAGGGTGGGGAGAATGGTTTACAAAACCTGAAGATGTATCTTATATTCCAATTGATCAATATGATGTGCCATTTACACGTTCTAAAGAAGAACTTGCGCAACAACATGTTGAATCACCATTACTTAAACCTAAAAAAGAAGTTCCTTATGGGTATGGGTCTAAGAATCCAAAATATATGGACAAGAGAAGATGGGCTATGGCAGATTTGCAACATGAGAGTTTAATGGAAAGCACTTTAATCGATACTATGAAACAAATGGCAGAATGGACTGAAGTTAGTGGAAAACAGAAAGAGTTTTTTGAGTGGAAATATAAAAATGCTAAACAAATAAATCAAGTAAGTTGTACAGATATTATAAATAAATATCCCGAAATTGGAAAATACTTAGAAGCAAATAAAGACAATATTGTTATTAAACAGTGTTACAAAAATGCTGCTCAGTTGTGTATGTATATTGAAGGTGTTGAATACGTAGAAGGTGAAATTTCATATCATGGAATTCCAATTGAACATGCATGGAATAAAATTGATGGGAATTATTTTGATATTACAAAAGATACCTTGTTTGGAAAGAATTCTGACTATGCTGAGTATGTTTCGATTATCGAATTAGGTACTAAAGAGTTATTTAAGTTTATATCTAAAACACAGACTTATGGTGGTTTCTTAGGAGAAAAATTTGTTAAAGATAGCAAAGATTTAAAAGAGGGCGTGACAGATAAAGCGAAAGAAAGAATGTTTCATGTTATTGACCCTGATTCAGAATTCGATCAAAAGTATAAATCTCAGAAATTAAATCAAGAAGAAGACAGAGATAAAATTGTGCATCGCTTTCCTGAATCAAAAACTGCCGTCATAATAAAAAATCCGTCTTCAATGAAAAATTTGGGTGAAAGAGCAAGAGGTGTAATAACTGAAAATGGCGATTTATATATACAAAATGTCCACTATGTGATTCACTTAGAGATGTTAAATCTTTTACATGAAAAGGGAATCATTAAATGTGCAGAATCTGAGTTGACAGCATGGCACTTAAAAATGCCTAAATCGTTTATTACAGTGCAAAGAGTTAAAAAAACAAATATTATAGCAATCGGAGAATCTAATGAATCATATTATAGTGAAGATGATATATGGAACATGAAAGAAAGAAGAAAGAAAATGAAAATTCCCTATAAAAAGGATGTGTTCCCGATAGTTCAAAAAATGTTGGATAAAGCTAAGCAAAAAATGTCTGGAATAAATTTTGTCAATGATCTTGTTTGTAATGTAAAAGTAAATGAAAATGTAGCCGACAAAGCTGCTGAAAAATTGTTCGGTATAAAAAATCCTGAAAAAGACATAAACAAAAAAATAAATTTTCGAAATTTAAGTAGTCTTAATGTTGTTGCTTATGTTTGGTCGCCAGGAAATAAAAGAACTGCAATTGTTAAAAATCCTAAATCAATGAGTAAGTTTGATCATTATGTTCGAGCTATTTCTGATAAAAATGGTGATTTGTATGTAGCCCTTAAAGATGAAAATTTTAATCATGGAGAAATGGGAAACTCACTCGATAATGCCGGATTAATCAACACACTTGCATATTCTCTTAATACTAATAGGAGTAAACTTAAAGCAGAAGGAATTTATGCTGATCAGAAAAATTTCTTATTACTTGATTTAATACGATATAATTCTAGAAAATTTGAATTTAGACAGAGTGATGTATTTGAATGGGAAGGCCATCATACTGAAAAAATGTTAAGGGCAGTAAGAGAAAAAAATCCTCAGTTTACGTATAATGTAGGAAATGAATATGAAGAAGAATTTATCGATGAATCTTTGAAAAATAACTTATCTGAATCTCCAGATAGTATAAATGTTGATGGAATATATTATAATGTTACAGATAATAACGTGTATCCGTTCGAAGTTATTTGGGATGAAGATAATAAAAAAATTCTTGATGTAATTGTATCTAAAATATCTGGAGGTTATCATAGTGACGATAAAGTTACTAGTTACGCTGATTCAAAAGGAGATAAAGATAAAATTGCTGAGCCAAACGGAAAAGTTTATGGAGTTAATTGGAAGAAAATTTATCCCGGGAGATTATTTATGGAACCAAAAGTTATTACATTTTGGGTATACCCATCAAAACTGGAAATGAAAAAAATTATTGAGATTATTGAGAAAAAAAGAAAAATTAAAATTTTAGATAATGGATGGAAAATAGAAATATACTCAGAAGGAATAAAACAAAGAGGTGTAAAAACATCCCAATGTAATTTTAATAGTTATGACGATAGTATTATTCAACCTCTTGAAAAATATACTGGATCGAAAAAACCACCTGAAACTGAAAGACAACAGCATCTTTTATCTCCATTGCTTAAAAATAAAAAACATGTTCCTTATGGGTATGGGTCGAAGAATCCTAAGTACATGGACAAGAGAAGATGGGCTATGGCAAATCTTCAGCATGAAGCAAAAGAAGAAGAATTTTATCCTAAACTTTTTGAAAAAATTTAATAAGGGAGATTTTCTCCCTTTTGTTTTATCCAAGATATATAAAATAAAAAGATAATGATTCAAGATTTATATATCAGAAATTCAGAAGATCCTAATTTTCAATATGGAATATTATCGCACTCAGATCCTATCGAATCTATTATCACCAAAATTAAAATGCTGCTTGGAACACGACAAGGACAATTAGTTGGTGATATTAATTTTGGAGTTGGAATTGAAGATTTAATCTTCGAGTCACGTATCAATAAAATACAATTAGAAGAAAAAATTAAGTCGCAAGTTGACCAATATATTTCTGAGTCGAAAGATTATGCGATTACACCCTCTGTTAGTTTTGGAAAAGCAGATGGGTACGATTATTGCGTTATAGACATATACATCAACGAGCAGAAAATTATTGGTTTACTTATAAAATAACAAATAAAAATGGAAATATTCAATACTACAAGAATAAGATTTAGCGAACTTTATCAAGATGCTCTTAAATTCATCAAGCAATCTTATGGAGATTTAGGTCAGTATTTTACGATGGCTTCTCCAATGGGTCAGTTACTTCAGGTAACTTTGCATTATGGACGCTGGATCCTTTTTTATATAGAAGATTCAATAACTGAATTGAATATCAGGACAGCAACAAGACCTCAAAGTATTAAAGGACTAGCAGGATTAACTGGTCATAATCCCTCAAGAGCTATGGCTGCAAGAGGAACATTAGTATTAACATATAATGGCGCTAAAATGCCAATAGCAGGTATAAGTACTCTTATAATTCCTAATTATACACAACTTACAAATAATCAAAACGGTTTAACATATACAATTGTATTGTCCGGAGAAGAAGCAAGATTAGACATATCTAATATAACCGCGTTAGAAGTTAATATAGTCCAAGGAAAATTAGAATACCAACAAGCGACAGGAACGGGAGATCCTTTACAATCATTTAATTTTCAAAATAAAAAAGGAGCAACTATTGATAATTATTTTATTAACATTTATGTTGATGGTGTCAAATGGACAATTGTAGACTCTATTTTAGATATGACATTAAATCAACAAGCAGTTGTTGTCAAAACTGGACAAACTGGCGGTATAGATGTATTTTTTGGAAGTGGATATAATGGTGCCACTCCTCGAATGGGTGCGATAATTTTAGCTGAATATCTTATTACTGATGGACAATCTGGAAATATAAATGAAATGACTGGAAATTCACTTGGTTCATGGAAATTTATAACAAAAGGTTTTACTCCGAACGGAGAACAACTTGATCTTACAAAATATATTGCGATCAATATTAAAAATGAAATAATGTTTGGAGCTCAAGAAGAGCCTCTTTATTTAACTCGTTTATTAGCACCTAATATGTCAAGAAGTTTTGTTTTAGCAAATGAAAATAATTACATTTATTTCCTTAGGAAATTGAACATGTTTACAGTTATTGATGCCATTCCCGGATTTGCTACATTTGAAGATCAATATACATTAGACAAATATAATCAATCACAAACAACTTATGAAACTGTAACAGCAGAATATCGTCAAATTATTTCGACATTTGGTGTTGATTCTACTCAAGGAAAAGCTAAAAAAATAGAAGTTGATAATGCGCAGCAACAACTTTATTATTACACAAATTTATTAGAAGAACAAAAAAAAGATGATAATACTATTTATTTGTTCTTAGTTCCTGATGTTACAAAAAGAATTCCTGCGGGTGATAATTATTTTACATGTGGATTAAGTGCATTCATATTATCAGATAGCGAAAAATTAGCAATTTTAGATTTAATAGAAGAAAGTGGACAAAGAATTTTAACTGTAGATAATTCAATTTTAGATTTACAATATCCAAGATTTACAGTAAATATGTCTCTTATTTTATGGGAAGGAAGCACATACGAAAATGTCAGACAATTAATTGTTTCGAAATGTTCAGATTATTTCTTACAAAATACTCGTAGAGATAGAATTCCAGTTTCAGATTTAATTAGAATAATTGAAGGTGTTGAAGGTGTTGATTCAGTAAATGTTTGGTTTGACGCATCTAAAGATAATTTAGAAATTTATAAAACGTTTTATGGAATTGATGATTTTGGAGATATTATTCTTGAAAGATTCGTAAAAGACGCTTTCGGAAACAATGTTTCTGTAAAAGATATTTATCCAATTATTAGAGGAGGATTTGAAAATGAAACAGGCACATATTATGAAGATAGTTTAGAAAAAGGAAAATTATCAACATTAAATATTCAAGTTAGAGCATATACAGCAAAAAATCTTAATTCTGAAAATAACGTAGCAATAACAAATAATCTTTAATTATGGCAAGAAAATTATATACAGTCCGATCATCATATTTACATCAAGCAAAACATCTAAATGATGTATTTACAAATTTGGGATATAATTATAAAGGAAAACTATTTAAAAACGGTACATCACCGGAATTATGGGCAAATCCACTTCAAACACCAATGTATTCTACGTTAGAAGGGATGATGACTTTTATTTTAGAAAATGCAAAAAATGTTAAGAAATGGTTTTCTATTGCGCACTCAAAAAATACTACAAACATATTGTAAGGAAAAGTACCTTGGAATAAAGGAAAAACCGGAGCACAATGTTGGATTAGAAATAATTTAATAAAAGAAACTAAATTTATATTACGGGAAAATCTAGAAAAATATTTAACATATGGATGGACTCAAGGCAGAAAAAAATACAATTAAGATATGAACATTCAAAATTGGCGAATATTTGATAAAGAGGGGAGCCCAATGAACTGGACTCCGGATCCGTATATACAATTACAATTCAATAGCACTACTGGTTTAGATGCAAAAGGGTTTTTGGTTACTGATCCAAGTGGACGAGCTACAATGGCTGAGATAACTAATGGAGGATATGGGTATAATGACACTTTAATTGGCGCTTCATATACATATGCATTTGGCAGCAATGCTACCTTATCTTCTACTGATGCGTCAATATCAACTTTAGATGTTTCAATATTTGCACCTGATGCTAGTACTACAAAAAGTATTAACGATGTGACTCTTGATTTAAGTACTAATTTTCTTTATCCTTCAGTTACTTATGCAGGCGCTGTTTTTTTAGAACCTGTTTCACAGGGTCTTATAGAAACAGAACATCTTTTCATATTAGAAGAAGCTTCAGTTGGAGGTGCTTTTATACGTCCTATTGATACAGTAGACTCTTCTTTAGTTGTTAGAATGATTGGAGCAGAATCTGAAATTAAATTATTTACAGTAGATGATGATACGCAAGAAATAGTCTGGACAAACGAATTAGTTTTTGATATAAGTGCATATGCATTAAATACGCCATTGCCTCTTAATATCGGATTTAAATCAGAAGAAGAAGGGGTGTTTGAAAGAACAATAAGATTTTATCATGTCGTAGATGGGACATACTATACGCTTGCAGATATTCTTGTTAATGCTGAAGCTATTGGAGAGGATGAAAGATTTAGAGATTTATTAGCAAACTTTGGTTTGCCAGATCCAAAAGATTTTCCTGATTTATTTAAAGAAACAGATATAAATGAAGATTTACCTGATTGGGAAGTTCTTAATTATAAATCAAAATATATGATTTTAGAGCATGATTCGATTATGCCTTATGTCGGAACTTACAAAGCTCTTATTAATGCATTGAAATGGCTCGGTTATGACGATATTTATGTTAGAGAATGGTTTAAAAATGTTAAAGAAAACACAAAGCTTTCTTTAATTGTTCCATTTGATGCAGCAGACAGAACACAAACAATTTTAAAATTTTCGCCAGAGGAAAGAAAAGCTCTTAAAAAATTAAATCAATTATCTCTTAATTATTGTATCAATAAAGAAACAGGAGAAATTGATACTTGGGGAACTCCCGAGACAGAAAATTGCTATGCATATAATATTAAAGAAATTTTTATTAAATTACTTGCATTAAAAAAATGGTTAGAGAAAAATATAATTGGCGTTAATTGTAAAATTACAGATATTACAGGAGAGGGTATTTATTTTGAAAGAATTCAAAATCTTATATACACTACAGGAAACAAAGGATTTGATTACAAAACATCGAAAAGATTATCACCATATACAATAGAAGACGATTCAGAATTAATATATGGAGATTCTAGTATCAATATGTCATTATTAGAATTAACAAAAACAAAAATATCAGATTTAAATTATAAATTAGTAGATTTTGCAGATTATGCATGGAATCCCTTTGATGCATCTACATATATTAATGCTACTGATACTTCTACATTAGTTGCCGGATCATATTCAACGATTGATAGTTCTGATTATTTACTTGATCCAAGTGCATTTATACTTGTAGGTTCTACATTTCAATATCCGTTAATTGATTTTTCAGATATTAAATGGAAAGCTTCCGTTGAGAAAGATAATGCAGGGGTTATTGATAATACACTAGTTTCTAATCCTTTATTTATTTATGAAAATGATATAAGATACTACAACATTTTCGATTCTTCATCATTATTTTTTGATACATCAACAAATCTTAAGATAACAATAGAAAATGCTCATATACGAGAATATAATGATGTGACTGATATTTGGACAGATGCAATTGCTTATAGTATTTACCCAAATGTTAATATGATAATTGATACATCGACATATATAACATATAATGACACATACACTGTTATATCAGGAACAGGCGCTATTTATTGTAAAGATGTTTCTGCTGTATATTACGTTCCACTCGATACTTTTACTGTAGACGACTCGGTGTATATTATACCTGATATTGATACAAGTACCATATTAGAATCTGCTACTCAAAGTGGGTACACGATGAGAAATATGGACACTGAAGAATTAACGAATTTTAATGGGAAAGTATCATTTTCGCCAGATACAACAGAACTTTTGTCAAACACAGATTGGACATATAATTCATCATGTTGGGGAGGAGATTTTACTACAGGATTTACAAGAGATCCGTCATATTATCTTAATGAAGGCGATGTTTCTACATTAGTTTATGACATGTTTTCACCTCAAATAACTCATGTCTATAAATTTAAATATGATGTATCTAACCTATCTGATGGCAGTTTAAATATTTCTTTTGCTGGGGCTTCTGCCAATATTTCAAGTGATGGGAATTATGTATGGGAAGGGATTGCAACTACTACAGATTATTTAAGTTTAACACCTACTACAGATTTATCAATAGGACGCATTTCTTTTAGTATATCTTTTGCACCAAATTTACAGTATAGCGTAGATTCAAATTATAAAGTGCCATTATTAAGTTTTCAAAATTACAAATATACTGATGCTAATGGTGATACATTATCATTCACAAAACAATACTATTTA